GCTGAATCTTGGATTAAAGACAACAACTTTCTGGAGGCATCGTAACTTGTTGATTCTACAGGGAAAAATACCCCTCAGAACTTGAGGGGTATAGGTCGGAAAACGAAAGGTTTACTTTTTTACGGTTACAGCGTAGGCGATACAGATGTTATCATGAGAGTTGCCATATGCACATCGAACTGCAAGAGGGTCAATACCCTTAGCTACAGCACTCGCAATATTATTCTCCATTGACTTTAGAGCAGAATAGTGGTAGAAAGTCACGGCACCGACAATAGACAACACCGCAGTTAAAACTGACAGTGTCCAAACAGTATTATTCATATTGAATTCTTTAAGAAAGTTCCTTAACATCATCGCAGATTCCTAGCTTTTTAGCTTCGGATGGACTCAACCAAATATCCTGTGGTGGTAAGAGCACATCACGAATTTGTTTTTCTGAAAGACCAGTACACTTTTTATAGTGAGCAGTCATCTTCTTGGTGGTAAGATCGAATTCCTTAACAGTTGCGAACAATTCGTGTTCCTTACCAAAAGCACCCCATGAGTACTGATGAGAAAGAATAGAAGTATTCGGTGTCAAGATACGCATACCTTTATCACCAGCGATGAAAATCATAAGTCCCGCAGAAGCAATTTGGCCAAGACCAATTGTTCTCACTGGGATAGAAGAACCACGCATAACGTCAATCAACGCAAACGCAGCATTCAAGTCACCACCTGGAGATGTAATAATCAAGTTTAACAACTCTGGTTTTTCTTCACCAAAGTTAGCTTCAAAAATCCACTCAACAGCACCCTTAACTGTATTGAGTGAGATTTCCTCCATCATCAGGTAGAATGCATGTTTAGAGCTTTCTTCCTTCAACTGGAGATTCATTTTTTGCATCATATTATTTTCTACTTTCTTTATAAAATATGTGTCTACCGATTACGGTAGTTTTTTCTAGACCACGCCAACGAGGATTCACATAATCAGCATGGTAGAATAATGCTCCACCAGTGATGTCTGTCAATTTATCATAATTTACATATACATGAACTGCAGTTTCTCTTGCTCGTTCATATCCTTGTTCTGCTGCTCTTTTTGGGGCTTCGCAGAACCAAGAGAACTGACATGTTGATTTTACTCTTTGTTTGACTACAGAGCAAATATCTTTTGGAAACCGAGGGTCTTGCGTTCGGTTCAATGTAACTAAAGCAACAGCAACTTTACCATCTTCTGGTTCATAACCAGCCTCATAGTAGATGTTATCGGTCAAACAATCAACTTGTTTTTGAGTTTCCTTAGTCAATTGACTATATTTTATATTAAGTATTTTATCGGTGTATGAGTTTATATTCAATAGTTGATTTAAACTAAAGACAAGAAGGGCAAGTATCAAAATTGATACGCATACATGGATTACTGGTATTTTAGCGTATTCTACAATATCTCGAGAACGTCTATCGTATAATTGTTGCATAGGATCTCCTAAAAGAAGACAGGTGCGCTAACACCTGCCTAGTTCCCTATCAGGCAGACTTTTTGCTTGTAGTCTTTGTATCTAGTGGGATGTTTGAAACGAAACCATTCAGAGCAGTTGCTTTTGTAATGATATCTGTTTCGGATGGGAAAGCAGGGAATCCTGGATGTTCAGGAATCGAGCCTCCATTGAGTTTAGCAGAGTCGACTTTCGTTTGCCAGTCATTGCTAATTTGTTCACGCTTACCAAAATATTCATCGGAAAGCATGTCTTTCGCCATTTTTAGAAGTTCTAGGCGGATCTCGAACGGGGTCATGTTACTCATGGTAACTCCTTTTCTGTGTAGTGTGTAAAATCGACGGTTTCTGTGTACTAGCACCGTCAAGCTAGTCTATTATTTAGGAAAGAATTACTTCTTTTCTTCAATTTTTTTCTTCGGGGTAGGCTTAGGTGACTTAGGTGCTGGAGGGCAATTACCCTTCTTGTCCTTAGTTACACAATTTGTTTCTTGTTTAGCTGGTGTTTTCGCTGGTTCTGCGGCGAATGATGCTGGTGCGAGTAGCAAACCCATAGCGATCAATACTAACAATTGTTTCATTTGGAATCCTTTATAAAATTAAAACTTACTTCTGGATAGCCATCTTGGAGTTGTTTCCAAGCTGCTCGCCAGTTTTCTACCCTTTGTACTTGGAAATACTCATTAACATCGCCGATTAGTGTATTAGTGTAGCTAACAACAGACTGCTCGAACATAGAGTCGCATCCAAATATATCTAGCTTCGTGGCACCTTTGTTGATGGCAACTAAAGCTGCAAAATGACCAGCACTTGGATATGGACCATCAATTAGTCCAGCAAACCGATTATTGTCCTGAAGATATTTTCTAATCCTCATCTCATCAGTTCTCATCCATGCCTTTGCAGAAAAGTGGGCTGGCACTTTGATTAACTCAAAATCTCCAGCCCATGCATCCACAACATTACTGTCCATTATAACTGTGGAGTCAACCACAGTCCAAGGTATGTTACAACCGATAACATAATCATATTCCAGAGAGTCTCGAAAGGCAACTCTGCTTGGACCATTACAAAGGACAGCAACTATCATTGTTCTAAAACAGCAACAATGTTCTCTTGTTTGATGATAACACGTTGTGCGTCACCAATTTTGACCACTGCTGCTTTATTCCATTCCAGATAAATCACATCACCAACTTTAACATCAGTAACATCTGGACCAATGGCTAACACAGTACCAGACTTCGATTGATCGAAACCTGCACCCTGCAAAACAATACCAGATTCTGTAGTGTTTTCACGTTTGTTCTCTGCAACGAGAACTCTATCCTTCAATGGAGTAACGTTCATTTAGAAGCCTCGTGTGTAGTTCAATGCAACAGTTTTGTTCGCACCGTCGCCACGTTGGATGTCATATCCAACAGCAATTCTATCGTTCTTAGTCAAAGCATATGCCAATTGTAAACGAGTTGTTTCATTGGTATCTTTTGCATCAGAAGCGAATCCACTGCGGAAACGGTAACCAACTTTAGCTGATAAACCATCAATCGGCAACTTAACAGAAACTGCTGGTTCTACTGAGTGATAAGAATAATCTTGTTTACCAGATGCTTGTTTGGAACCCAAACCACCACGAATAGAGGCAGTGAATGTAGAGTTAATTGGTTGACTGTATGTCAATCCACCTTCGTAACGATTAGTGATAGTGTTTGCTACGTCTGCAGTAGTTGCAGAAATACCAATATCACCATCAACGTTACCAAACAATCGTGTTTGAACTCTCACAGAATTAACGTGCTTTTGCACTGCTGGACTAACGTCATCTTGTACGGCATAACCCAAAGTCATAGATGACTGTGCACTTGCGATAGAAGAACCAGCTACCAATAACGCAGCTACTAACATTTTTAATTTCATTTTTTATTTCCTAAATTTAAGTTAAAATTTATGGCTGGCACATTGCGTGGCTGGCATAATAAAAGTGGATGGTTATTCTGTTACGAGGAAACCATCCGAAACCCTAAGCAGTGATTAGGCTGCTAATGCGAAAACGTTGTCGTTTGCATTTACTTCTTTTGCTTCTTCGACCGAGTTACCCCAATCCTACGGGTTTCACATTCCCGTGCTGTCCACTCATTTACTTGTTGCCCTGTCGAAACCTAGTCACCCCCATCAAAAATGATATCAGCCTTGGTACCAGACTTTCCAAGTTTTCCCTCAGCTAGTGAGGATTGCTTGGCTAGATAACATTTTTGGTGGAGGTGGGGAGAATCGAACTCCCGTCCAGAACACTTTTCTCTTTGCTTCATACAGCAATATCGCTAATTATACATTATATAAAGTTGGATGTCAAATCAATCTTAACACCAATACATATCTATCAGAATCTGTAGCAGACACGTAGTGCGGATAATCAATTCCTGCTGGTGTGATTACCATAGTTCCAGTTTTTGGCTTTACCGTGATACCTTGTTCTGGATAGATTAACTCGCCACCATTAAATTCTTGATTTAAGAAAATAATAACAGAATGTGTCCAGTCTGTCATCTTAACAACAGTGCCATTTTCATTAATAGAATTATCAGCATGCATGCTATTAGAGGCACCAGCTGGATACCAAATAAGTGGAGCAGACTCAACATTCCACTTAAATAACGCAGCTAATGATTTAACTGCATCACTATTCGTCATAGGTATTCGTTCAAGATTGTTATAATCTTTAAAGTCGAATGGTGCTTCTCTTACCTTGTCTTCATGAAAATTTGCGTCTTGTATTAACTTGATGCATTGTTCTTTAGACAATATATTGGGCACTACTATAATCTGATCCACTTAAATACCTTTTTGATTCTTGTAGTCTAATCTTAACTTTCTAAATCCACCAATCCAGTTATCACGTTTCTCGATAAACAGACGTGGATCATCATTCTCAACTGCCATGATAATTACTAGACGTCCAATTGGAATACCAGTGCGTTCTTCAAATGCTACTGCATAGGCTGCGGTTTGCATAAAGTATTGATAGATGTCGTCACGATCTTTAGGCTTGGATGAAGTCTTAAAATCAATAACAGACAACTTACCTTGAAAGTCAGCGATACAGTCAACTGTTCCCGCAACCTGAAGATAGTCAGACCACAATGGAGTTTCAAGACAGTGTATATTATCTATATCATCTAACCAGTACTTCATTGAGTTGAACATCTCTGAATCGAAGATATCTGGTTGGAATTCTTCACCAAGTAAGAATTTCTCACAGTATGTATGAATTCTAGTGCCACGACCAGAGGCTTTAGCAGAGACACGATTAGCCTCAGCTTCACCAACTCGACGTCGCCATTTCATAATACCTTCAATAGTATGTAATCCAGTTACCGTAGTGACAGAGGGATACTTCTTACCAGTTGGGGTTAGATAAACTCTAGTCCCATCCTCAGATGTATCCCTCTTTAAGTTCGCAAAATCATGATGTATAAATGTTTTCATTAAGTCAGTAGGTGAATACACTCATTGTAATGTTTAATTCTATCTTCTAGACCAATGTATCCACCATTGATTTTCTTGGTCATTAATTTGATATCACCGCTATCTGCTTGTACGTTTAGCTTGTTCTTATTCCAGAACCAAATAGCTGACATCAAAGCAAAGTCACGATCCGCTGTAACCCAATCTGGGTTTTGTACTACGTTCTCCCAGTCTTCGAACATTTCTTTGGCAAATGCCGTATAGTTCGCACGACCAGTTAACTGAATTGGTCCACGTCCACGGAAACGATATCCGTCTCCTGATTCTGGAGCGCCATTACCCATGCGATTAGCATAGATCTTGTTCGCAATCATTTCTGGTTTGCGAGCATATGGTGTGGCTTCTTCAATGGTAGGGAAATACTTCTTGAAGATACTATTCAACCCTTGTGCAGAGTAGTTTAGGTTTTCTTCAAATACTGTCCATCCACCTGATTCGTGTCCACATTGAGCTAAGAAAGCAGCAACACGTTCTGGAGTGTTAATATCGTAAGTTGGAAATACTTCGTTCATCGAAGCTGCCCAAGATTCTGGATCTTGGGCACGAGGAAATAAATGCTTAAATTGTTCTGCAGTTATCATTTTTTCTTCTCATAGAAATCCTCATATTTAAGTTTAGCCAAAATATAGTCTTTCACGAGAGAAGATCTCACGATATCGTCAACAGTAAACTCGATACGAGTAAAAGCACTCATGTGTTGTGCAATGTCAAAGAACTTTAAAATTCCAGTAACATCACTTCTTTTCTTGTTCAAGTCTGTCTGGCGATAATCACCACACCACATAATCTTAGAGCGATAACCGACACGAGTCATAACGGTATCAATCTCTTCATAAGTCAAGTTCTGCATCTCATCAACGATAATAATAGCATCGTCGAAACTCATACCACGAATAAAGGATGTAGATATGAATTGGATGTGTCCCTGCTCTTCTAATCTATCCCAAGCGTCTTTGCGACCAAATAAGGTTTCGCAGATTTGACGATATGGTTGTTCATAAATTTCCATCTTCTCATGCACATCACCTGGAAGATGACCAATTTCACGAGATTGAACCGCAGAACGAACTACGATAATCTTGTCAAATGGATTTGATTTGTCTAATACTTCTTCAATAGCTTTGTATAAAGCACAGAAGGTTTTTCCTGTCCCTGCGACACCATGAAGTGCCACGAAATAATCACCACCTTTGTATGCGTCAAAGAATTTCTTTTGATTTTCTGTTAACGGGTCAAAGGTTTTTAAGTCATCAATCCTTAGTTTTAAGTGGTTATTAACTGTCTTATGTTTCGGCTCACATTGTACATTATCAATAGGTAGTTTCTTTGCTGCTGCTCGAGCCATTAAGTTTCCTTATAATTGTGATGACGATTGTTCTAGTTGACTTCCTGGGGTTTTCTCATGGATTCGTTGCAGCACCTCCTTGAATCCAGTATCGAATTTCCGTGTTGATGAAAGTTTGGTTGGGTCACCAAACGCTACAGCTTGGATAACAGTTTCCAACTGCGGATTCGCATCTCTGAACGGATCAAGTTCAGACATCTTCATAATCTTCTCAAATTGTTCGCCTGTTTCTTTGTTGCGAAATACATACGTTGGCATAAAGTCTCCTTGTTTTTTATTTATGATGCTAATTTCTGTGAAGCCTCATAAAGAGCAAAACTTGCCAAGTTTTTTGCTTTTGATTCGCACATAATATCATGTGTTGGAACATAACCCAGCACCCAATCATTCGATGCAGTGTTCCAGTAAAAATCTGAGTGTGCACGCAATTTAGACTTTTTGTAGCCCATATCTTTTAGCATAGCCATGTCTGGCTGTTTGTCGGCGGCATGATCGATGAGATAATCTTCCCGTGACTGAGAATAATGCATAGTTGGACGAACACCACGCCAAGAATCAATAACACGTTGGACACGGGCATCTGTTGGATCAAGCCATTCACCCTCACGACACCAGTGATGATGAACGTCAAGTACAATTGGCAGCAAGTCTGTTAGTTCTAGAGAAGAATCAAGACCCCAAGCATTTTCTTCGTTTTCGATGGTGATACAATTTTGCGCTACAGTAGAAAGACGTTTATACGCTGCACGAATACCTTCTGGACCACGCTTACCAGAAATATGCACGTTGATTTTAAAGTCTTGGAATGTTTTACCATAACCCATCATACGAGCCATGTCGGCATGGTACTCAAACTCGTCGATAGAGTTGTTTACGATACCATCGTTTTCTGATGCAAGTACAGTAAACTGACCTGGATGGAAAGACAAGCGAACACCACTTGCACGAGCAGATTCGCCAATTTTATTGAAACCATATGCCAACACAGACAACACATCTTGACGTTTGTAAAAGTAAGACCAGTCTTTGTGCGTGTACACTGGCAAGATTTCGCTGGAAAGGCGAACCATGCGTAGACCGACTGGCAAGCCAGCAACTTTGTTAACTAGGTTAAGTGTATGTTGAAGATTTTGACGTGTTAGATCAAACAGCTTTTGTTCGGCAACATCTCGACTTTGACGACCAAGCCATGCAACAGTAGTTGTACCAGTACTGTACTGTTTGGCATCGTCTTTTGGACCAATGCCGTCGACTTGGTCGACTGTGTCAATCCATTTGCAAGCAAAACCGATTTTGGGTGTGTGTAGTGTAGTCATACAACTATTATACCCTAATTGCAAGAAAAAGTCAAGGGGTTGTACCTAAGTCCCAGATAACACCGTTTTTCAATTTAACACGAGGAACATCTGTCCATCCAATCCAAAGAGTTGGAGAACCATATTCATCATGTTCATACACTTGAACTTGAAGACCAACACGTTCAATAACGTTATCATCATTTAGGTGTTCAGCTACACGGAATTCGTAAGACACAGGTTTAACGAATTGCACAGGCATCGCTAATGGAGGTGGCGGTTGAATCGATGGCGGTGTAGGTGGTGTCACATAAATGTGTTTACTATTTAAAACTTGCATTACAAAATCATTCTGAATAAACCAACACAATCAATAGTGACTAACAAGAAGTAGTTAGCCAACATCCCAAACGATTTCCTGCTATAAGCAGCCCAAGCATACAGAGCACAGCCACTAATCCAGATAGGATATAGTATGAGTAGAGGTGGATTAGGGACTGTTGTCGCCATTGTGATAGAGCAACCAATGCTAATAGCCCAAGCAAGCAACTCAACAATAAATCGAACAGGGTGGCTTCTATAATCATCTTTAATCCACTTGAACGTGTTTAGGAAAATATCATTCATGAATGTTTACGCATTAGTTCTAATGTAAGAATCTGCTTGAGTGAAGAATTTAATTGAACGATAGTATCTTTAGCGTTGGTGTGGTGAATACCATAACCACCCGCTTCTTTGAACGGAGTAATACAACCAATGCTATCGTCAACAAGAATAGAAGTTGGAGTGGCGTACTGAGCCTTTTCTTCTTTATTGCGAACGAAATTGGCTTTGTAGGGGATGTTTTTGGCATCAAGCCATTTCTGTTTCTGTCGTTTAGCAGCTGCACCTTGGAATGGATCATGCGTACCCATTGATGTTAGAATCTCAACGGTGATTCCTTGCAATTTTGACACGTGATTCAACAATTCTTGAGTGTCTGGCATAAAATCCAGCTTCTCAAAGATGTTATGATCCAAAACAGACGATCGAAACTTCTTTCGATCATCACGATTCGGGTCAAACTTGTCATATTCCTTGTGAAAATCGGCAAGGACACCGTCCATATCAAGATAAAGTGTAATCATAGTGTTATTATACATCAAAATTCACAAAAAGACAAGTTATTTCACGAATTTTGTGAAGTCAGGTGGTGCCCAGCCTTCTGGTTTCAGGATTTTACCGTCTTCACGACGACGAACTGAGCCAGTAACAGGGTCAATCTTGGATAAATTGGATTTTGCACCCTCATCCCAGATATTTTCACAATCCCACCCACGTGATTTCATGTATCCGATGATAACCCACATCATATCAAAGCAAGCATCAATCTGTTCAACGTCATCAGAGGCTGCCTCAGCTTCCCAGAACTCTTCAACTTCTTCTTTAATCAATTTCTTATACAATTCTGCTTGATCAGAGACAGTTTGTTGTGGGTTAGATGGAATATCTTGTCCAACGGCACGGAGAAAGACAGCTACGTCTGTGAATGTTTTGCTCATTTTTAATCCTGTTCAACGAGTCGCCAGCGCAACTCTTTGTTTTCTTGTCGTAAATTTTCGTTTTCGTGTTCTAGTCTATTGATGCGCACCATTAAGGCTAACACGGCTTCTTCGATATCATCGAGTTTTAGTTCAAGTTGTTGCATTTCATTTCCTGAGTGAGTATGATCCATTTTCATTATCTATCCACTCAAGCACGTCGCCTTCTTTCCAACCAGCTTCTTCGAGTAAAGCATCAGGGAATGGCATAATTAAATCGCCAGAGCCATCGTCTGCTTCTTCAAGAACGACTGTCCAGCTTAATTTAATTTTGGTTTTACTCATAAGGCAATTCCAAGAAGTCTGTATCTTCCTCAAGAATCTGAATAAGAGTGCCATTTTCAGCTGCTTTCTTATTCATATTATCAAGAACACCCCATGTATAACCAGTGGCTCCATAAGAACGCTCACGACACTCATAGACAGAACCAGAACTACCCTCAAAGTGGTATACGCCATCAACGAGAGTAGCCTTAGTAATACCTGAGTTTAGCTTCCATGAGTCACCATTGAGATATCCACCACCCCAAGAACCAAAAACACGATAGTGAGTTTTAGCATTGCTGGTAATAGATAACACCATCCAACGATCTGGAGTGTACGTACTCATTTGTTCATTACCCAACTTTCTGCATAATCTTCTGCAGCATCAACTGTCTCGAAGGTAGTGCTGAAATAAGAGCCAGATTCATTTCGAAGAGAAACTTTATATTCTTTAGTCTCCAAGTCTTTATAAACACTGGCGCTACGATTGGTTTCTTCTCCGATATACTCGGAGATAACTTTAATTACACTCATACTTCTACAACTTTCAACTTAAAGTTATTGGCAAGTTCTTCGTAGCCGATGTAACCACGTGGATTACAAACAACACGAGTGTCACCAATCATATAATCAAATTCCTCATGGGTGTGTCCATGAGTCCATAATTTAATAGCAGGACGATCCAAGATAAACTCAGATAGATCGCTATGGTATCCACCATTCATTACTTGGTCGTCCTTATAACGAGGATGGCAAGATGTATGAGATGGAGTATGATGCCCAACAACCACAACAGACTTCCAAG